GCGAGCCCGCCGCGCGACCCGGACGACTTCGGGCGCTGCTACCGCGTGCTCGAGCGCTTCCCCGAGCTGCGCGCGCAGCTCCACGTGGTGGCCGAGAAGCACCCCGAGTGGGCGGGCCTGGTGGCCCACTGGGGCGAGCTCGAAGCGCTGTGGCGCGAGGAGAGCAAGAAGCGTAGCGCGCCGAAGCTGTACGCGCGGATGAAGGCACTTGGAGCCTGAGCGTTTGAGCGCAACCGCTGGATCTGAACCTCTGACTTGATTGGAGCAACGCACATGAGACCGTTCGATACCGACATTGCCGCAGTACGCGCAGCACAGCTTGAGTCTCGGTGCGCCGCCGCTGGTGCACCCATAAAGGAAGTGATGATCGGAGCCGATGCAGGCGAGATCCTCGACTACATCGATGACGGCCTAGCGTGGCTGATGATTGCATCGGGCAGCGGCAACATCGAATACAACGTCGGGCCGTTCTACAAGGCGCAGATGCGCATCGACATGGGGCCAGCAAACTACGGAGAACTTCTTCCGCACGGCGTGGCCGTGCTTGATCCAGACCTTGAACTGACGGACGATTACCTTGAAAACTGCGACCGCCTTGCGCTTGAGCGCCTGAGCAGCGCTGGTCCGCAAGCCTGGCAACACGCAACTCTAGAGCAGAAGTCGCACCGCTTCGTGAGCCGCTTGAGCAAAGGCGACTGTTCTGCCGTTGAATCGATCAACGATAGGCACGAGTACATACTTCGGTCGGTCAACGGCTTACGCCCAAAGGGTGGCCGGGAAGTAGCTCAGTTCGCCAAGGACGGCGTCCCCCCCGGCGCGATGCTCATTGCGATGCAGGAGGTTGGCGTAACAACCCAAGGCTACTCAGCATCAGGCGCGGACGCATGTTTTCTGCACAATGGAAGACTCTACGAGTTCAGTCGACATCACGCTCCTCAGCAGATCGTGGCAAGCGACTTGCGCCATGTGATTGTCGCATATCACGCGAAACAGGCATTGGAGGCGCGGCGCTCATGGACTGTGGAGCTGGCCCTGGCTCCTAACCGTACCGGCATCGGATTGAAGACCGATGCCGTTGGAGCCCGCGAGTTTGTCAACATGATGCGCGGGAACGACGAAGCCAAGAGTCGGCGCCGAGCCCTTGTCCATTGGGTCAAGGAGCACATGCGCAAGAGCAGCAGAACCGACGAAGCGGCGTCCATCAAGGTGGCCGCTCACCTTCGCGGCGTCCGTCAGGTCAAAGCCGGAAGGTACCACGCCCGAATCTGGGCGGCGGAAGCCGAAGTCGAGGCTGCCAAGTCCGCGAAGCACGCCGCCCAGCCAGTCGGCTCCAACGCCTGACAGATAGGAGTGAAGTGCATGACCGATATAACAAAGGTGCCGTTCGACGGCGACGAGTTGGTTGCCGTGCGCGATGGCGGCAACGTGTGGATCGCGCTGAAGCGCGCGTGCGAAACGCTCGGGCTCGACTACAGCAGCCAGCTTTCCAAGCTGAAATCGCAGCCTTGGGCTCTGATGGCGGACTTCGCCATCAGAGACTCGGCCGGGCGCTCGCGCCAGACCACGTGCCTGTCGCTGAAGTCGTTCCCCATGTGGCTGGCCACCATCGAAGCGGGCAAGGTCGCGCCTGACCTTCGGCCCAAGATCGAGCGCTACCAGGTAGACGCGGCAGACGCGCTCTATCGGCACTTCTTCGAGAGGCCCGCGGCGGCCCCGGGTAAGTGGCGCTCTCCCCTGCTCGCCGAGAGCTTCCAGCCGTGGTCCAAGACCTGGAAGGACTCGCTCATGCACGAGCTGTTCGCTCTGCGTGGCGAGGTCTTCGAGGGTCGGCATCCGCGCTGGTGCGCGTGGATCAACACGGTGATCTACGAGTGCCTTCTTGGAAAAGATACGTACGCGGAGCTGATCGCCGGCCGGCGCTCCGACAAAGCACGCCACGGTCGCAACCACCACCAGCTGCTGAAGCCAGAGATCAAGCAGCGTTTCGACGACGAGCTGCGCGTGGTGGAAGCGCTCGCCCGCACATCGGCATCGCTCAACGACCTCGTGCGCAAGATGCGCGTCCTGTACCAGGGAGCTCCGCTGCAGCTGAGCGTGTTTGAGCAGCGTCGCGGAGCGCGCCGGTGAGCTACTCCTACCACGACGCCGAAGACCCCGACGTGTGCCGCTGCGTGACGCGCCGCGCACGCGTCGCCCACGTGTGCAGCGCGTGCGGAGCCACCATCTCCCACGGCCACTACTACACGAGCACCGGCGTCGTGTGGGAGGGCACCGCCGAGACGATCAAGCGCTGCGGCTCCTGCGAGCTGACCTACCGCCACCTGGTGGAGCTCGGCAGTACGCGCGGCATGGCCCCCGACCTGAAGCTCGCGTGCGGGCTCGACTACGCCGAAGAGTGGGAGACCGAGCCTCCCGAAGACATCGCGCGCCTTCCGCTGCTCACCGACGCAGAGCGCGGCGCGCTGCTCGCCCCATCCGCTTGACCACCGACCTTACACCCCACTCCCCGGGGCAGGAGACGCACATGACGAACGAAGCGGCGATCATCAGCTACCCCAACACCCAGGCAGACGCGCAGGCACAGGACATGATCGAGCGGCTCTCTACCGAGAACCGCAAGCTGCTCGAGAGCAACGCGCGCATGGCCGCCAACACCCACCGCCTCGAGGAGCGCTGCGCTCGCCTGCTCGACGAAGTGGACGAGCTCGGCATCAAGGTCCGCGACCTGCTCCGCGAGAAGCGCGCCGCGAAGCGCAAGGCCGGTGCCCGGTGACCACACGCCGGCCCGCCACGGCGATGACCGACGAGGAATACATGGCCGCGGTCGACCGCCTCGACGAGATGGAGCGCGCGGAGCTGCTGCTCTTCCGCGTCCAGATCGAGGCCCGCATGGTCATGATCGACACCAGCCTCCAGGACGCCCGCGCGCGGCGCCGCGCGGAGAACACCGCGCGCCCTGTGGACGCGGAGTGGTTCGGGCGCGCCCTCGCTGCGCGGCGCAAGGCGGGGCTCACGCACCAGCGTGTGCAGGCCCGGCTCGCGCTGCTGCGCGAGGGGACGCGCGAGCGGAACACGCGCGACGCGCTCTTCGTGGAGGCGGCCGCGGAGCTGCTTCCCCAGGGGGAGTACGAGCGGATTTGGGACGCGGTGGGCGCACGCCGCAGGGGGGAGCGCTGACCATGGGCGAGCAGCCGTCGCTGTTCAGCGCCGAGCTCCACCACGGAGACTTCGGGCGCTTCCGCGTAGACCACGCCGACGCCGTCGCGTGGCTGCGCGGGCTCCCGCCCGAGTCGGTGGACCTCATCGTCACCGACCCGGCGTACGAGAGCCTCGAGAAGCACCGGGCCGTCGGCACCACGACGCGCCTGCAGAGCTGGTTCGACATCTTCCCGAACGCGCGCTTCCCCGAGCTGTTCGCCGCAGCCTTCCGCGCGCTGCGGCGCGACGCGCACCTCTACTTGATCTGCGACCAGGAGACCATGTTCGTGGTGAAGCCCATGGGCGAGGCCGCGGGCTTCACGTTCTGGAAGCCGCTGATCTGGGACAAGCAGACGATCGGCATGGGCTACCACTACCGCTCCCGCTACGAGGTGGTGCTCTTCTTCGAGAAGGGCGAGCGCAAGCTCAACGACCTCGGCATGGCCGACGTGATCGCCGCGAAGCGCGTGCGCGACGGATACCCCACGGAGAAGCCCGTGGAGCTGCTCCGCCCGCTCATCGAGCAGAGCACGCGCCCGGGCGAGGTGGTGGCCGACTGCTTCACGGGCTCGGGCTCGTGCGGCGAGGCCGCGCTGCGCGCCGAGCGGCGCTTCCTCGGCTGCGACGTGTCTTCAGAGACGGCGCGGAACGCGTCCACGCGTCTGCAACGCGTGGCGGAGGAGCTCGCGCCATGATCACCGCCCAGCTCTCCGACGGCCTGTGCACTACCGCCGCGCTCGGCGTGGCCCACCTGGTCGCTGACGTGATCAGCTACTGCGGCCACTGCACGCTGGTCGCGCGCGCCGACGTGCTCGAGCTGCCCCTTCCCCCGTCGGTCGCCCGGTACCTGCTCGACCAGCAGGCCGCGGGGCGGCTCGACATCATCGAGCGCCCGTGGATGCGCCGCAGCGCGCTCGCGCTCCTGGCGCCCCACGAGCACATGGCCCAGCTGAAGAGCGATGAGGCGCGCGCGAAGCGCAGCCGCGAAAGGTGGAACTGATGCCCAAGAGCGCGATTCGTAAGGCGCTGCTCGCCACCGTCGTGTGGTCGGTCATGGCCACGAGCCTCGGGCTTTTGCTCGCGGGCGCAGTCGTGGTCGTGGCCTGGGAACGCCTGTAGAGGGGGGGGGGTCAGAATCGCCATGCTGATTTACGTGGCGCGCCGATCAGACGGCGCGGATATTCCGCACACCGTGTCTGTTGGCATCGGTCAGATTTACGCATGGCGGCGCGCGCGGGCCGGGAGGGATCGCAGCCCCTCTCTGGCATCCGGCGCGCGCCGCCTGTGCGCCTTACGTGGGGGGGGCTGATCATGGCCGGCGCACCTTGGGCCAAGGTCTGGTGGAGCTGGTACACCAGCCGGTCTCACATCGGGCTGTCTGGCGTCGCTTTGGCGCTGGGTCCGGCGCTGATGCTTCTCGGACGCGAGGCGTACGACCGTCACAACGAGCGTCACTGTGACGCCGGCTGTGACGGGTCGCGTGACAGCGATGGTGACAGCGCTCGTGACGTCATCTGGCTCGTAGACGCGCAGGAACGTCCGATCACGGCGCAGCTTATGGCGAGCGTGGTGCGGTTCCCGCTGCCCGATGTGCAGGGCGCCATGGGCGAGCTTGTGGCCTGTGGGACGCTCACCGTATCTGAAGACAACGTCTACGGTTTTCCGAACTTTGTTCGCTACCAGGAGACGCCCCAGGCGCGCCGGATGCGCAAGCTGCGCGGGTCCAAGAAGCGTCACAGTGACGCGTCTGGTGACGCTTTCAGTGACGGGGTACGTGACGACAAGAGGGAAGAGGGAAGAGGGAAGAGGGAAGAAGAGAAAGAGAAGAGAGAGGGCGCGTGCGCGCCCGCCAGCGCTGTCGCGCCGGCCCCCTCTGCCCTTCCCGAGGTCGAGCCGCAGCAGAGCGCCATCCCGGGCCTGCTGGTCGCCCAGGCATCGCCGACCCCGGCGCAAGCCGCCCAGGCGGCGCCAGGAAGCCAGGAGGTGCCCCAGGCCGCGGCAGCCCCCGCCACCCTCCCGCCGGAGGCCGCCAGCGGGCGCCCAGAGGCCTCCGCCAAAAAGCGCACCCGGGCGCCGCGGGACGAGCGCACAGCCCTCGGCGCGGCCGTGGACCGGCTGGCGGAGGAGTTTGGGCACGAGACCCCGCCCACCGCCTCGCAGGCCCACTGGGGCCATGGGGTGGCCAAGGTGCGCAAGCTGGTCGAGCGGGGCGCGGCGCTGCCCGACGCGGCCGAGCGGGTGGCGCGCTGCGCGCTCGAGCACCTGCGCGACCGGAAGAGCTCCAGCTTCGGCTACGCGCTCCAGGACTGCACGCTGCGCGCTCAGGGCGCGACGCGGGACGTGCGGCGAGGCTACGTGCCATCGCTTCCCGACAGCGCCTACACGGGCCGCGAGGTCTCGCCCGATGAGCTCTTCGGTGCACGCATCGACAACGGGACGGCAGAGGAGATGCCATGGGCAACGTGATCAGGCTGTACGAGACCCGGTCGAAGGGCGATGACGACGCGACGCCGATCGCCGACGCGAGCACGCGCATCAAGGAGCTCGCACTCGAAGCTGCGCGCGCCGCTCCGACCCGGGCTGAAGCAGCGACGCGCGAGGCGGAGCAAAACGCGCGCGTGGCGCGGGCCGCGCGCGAGGAGCGCCTGCCCATCGACCAGGAGTTTGCCGTCGCGACGGCGATCACCGCGGAGATGCGCGCGGCGATCATCAGCGGGCGCATCCCTGAGCACACGCACGCGATGCGCGTGGTGCACGGGTGGCGCGAGGCGTTCTACGGGCGCCGCGAAACGACCTTCGCCCCCTACCTGACGCTCTACGGCCCGAAAGGCCGGGGCAAGACCTCCGCAGCTGCGTGGCTGATCGCGAACGAGGTGGGTGGGCTCTACGTGTCGGCCGAGGACTTCCGCCTGCGCTTCGCGAACCGCGGGCGCGACAAGGACAACAACGCGTGGATCGACCGTGTGCTGCGCGCGCGCGTGGTGGTGCTCGACGACGTGGGCACCGAAGACGGAGACCCGCGCGCCTCCATGTTTGAGTTCGTCAACCGGCGGCAGGGCCTGCACCGGGCGTTCACGCTCATGACGAGCAACCTGCTCAGCCGCGACGAGTTCGTGGCCCGGTACGACTGGCGCGTGGTCGACCGCCTGGAGCACGTGGGCAAGATGGTGCTGTGCAAGGGCGAAGACCTCCGGAGCAAGCCGTGAACGTGATGCAGCAGATTGCCGCGCGCGACGCGCAGCAGCACTTCGACCGAGCCGACGAGCTGCGGAAGCAGTCGGACATTGGCTCTCTCGCGCACGCCTACGTGGCCGAGCGCCGCGGCCGCGCCGCGCTGCTCAAGGCGATCACGCTCAGGTGGTGGGAGGGGTGGCTTTGAGCAGCATCCGCTTCGCCGACGACGGGCTGCGCCTCGAGGCGCTCTCCGACGAGGAGGAGTCCGTGCCCCTGTCCGTGTCGCGCGAGCTCCGCGACGTGGTGGGCGTGGGCCGGCAGGCCCGAGCTCGAGAGCGTGAGCGGGAATCCGACGAGCGGGTGCGGCGCGCGCCGAGGGCGCGGTGGGGGATGTGGCGATGGAAGCCAGGGCGACGGAGGTCCGAGTGAGCGAGCACCGCACCGATTACGCGGGCGTGCGCTGGCGCGTGATCCGCGAAGTGACGCCCGCCAAGCGCTACCCGAGCTCGCGGCAACGAAACCGCCGGCTGCTCGTGCGCTGCACGTGCGGCGTGGAGCGCGTGGTGTTCGAGTGCGACATGCTCGCCGGCCGTACGCACGGCTGCCGGAGCGACAAGTGCCGCGCGGCGTGGCAGGCGGTCGAGGCCATCCGGAAGAAGCTCCGCACGTGGGTGCGCGCGCCCGAGCTCAAGCCCATGGGCGAGGTGGCCTCGGCGCTCGATCCGATCCGCGATCACGTGGCCACGGTGATGTGCGAGGCCATGGACAAGTGGCTGCTCGAGCAGGGCGAGGCGCACCGCACAGCGACCGAGGAGCCCGCGCCGGGAGAGCTCGTCCATGCGCGTTGAGCGGCTGTGGATCGCTGGGCGAATGCCGGGTTTGAACGAGCTGCTCGACATGCGCGGCGCGCCGCCGGTGAAGCGCCGCACGCGCAGCGGCCGCATCGTGCGCGTGCAGAACCCGGCCTACCACGAGGCCAAGGAGCATTGGGCCGGCGTGATCGCGCTGCTCGTGGGGCACGCCCGGATCCAGCCTTGGCCGACGGGCGCGCACTTCGTGTACGAGTGGCACGAGTCCGACAAGCGGCGCGACCCGCTGAACTTCGCGGCCGGTGGACAGAAGTTCATCGAGGACGCGCTGCAGGAATGCGGCGTGCTGCCCAACGACGGGTGGAAGCACGTCTTGAGCTTCGCGCACAGGTGGAAGCAGAGCGACCGCCCGGGCGTGCTGGTGGTGATGAGCGACGAGCCTTTGGTGGTGGAAGCGAGGGTGGGATGAGTTACGTGCTGGTCATCACCGGCTCCCGGCTCGGCCACAGCGCCGTCGAGCGCGAGCTCGAACGGCTGGTGGAAGACCTTGGCGTGCCCACCTCCATGCTCGTCGGCGATGCTGAGGGCGTCGACCGCCAGGCTCGAGAGTTCGCGGCCGCGCATGACTGGCCCATGGCCGTCTTCCGCGCCGACTGGACCCGCTACGGTAAGGCGGCAGGACCGACCCGAAACGAGACCATGGTGCACAGCGCATGGCTGCGCTCGGGCAAGGGCGTGTTCCGCGTGATCGTGCTCGCGTTCCCAGTGGGCGAAGCACGCGGCACGCGCGACTGCATGCGCAGGGCGCGCGCGGCTGGGTTCGAGATCTACGCGTACGACGAGACGCGATACCGCTGCGTGCGGTGGGAAGGCGAGGCAGCGTGAGCAAGCCAGCATGCGAGCAGTGCAGGTTCTTCGCCGGCGTGCCCGGCAGTGCGTCCGGCGACTGTCGGAGAGACGCGCCGACCATCCACCCCAATCCTGGACTCGCCGGCATGAGAGCGTGGCCTTTCGTCATGCGCAGCGACTGGTGCGGGCAGTTCGACGCGAAGGGTGCGCCGACCGAGGGCGAGAAGCGGGCGCGCAAGGAGCTGTTCGGCGTTTGAGCGGCGCGAGCGCCGAGAGAGCGAGTCGGTCATGAGCGAAGTAGAGAAGTTCACGTGTCCACGTCGGAACGAGATGTTCGCGCACGAGGCTGACGTGCACGACGCCGACACGTGGCGCGACGGCAAGACGTGCAGCTACTGCGGGTCATTGAGCCCCGACGAGTTCTTGCGGCGGATCGAAGCCGGCCACGAGCTCGGGCCAACCGACAAGAACTACAAGGTGTATCTGAATCATCCGTGGGGGAAGTTCTACTTCCAGCACCTATCGGTCGAGCAGAAGCAGAAGTTTGTGGACCTGATCAACACGAAGAAGCTCAACATCGGCTACCCCGGCCACTTCTACGTGCTGCCGTTCTTCATCGTGATGGAGCCGATCGAGGCGTCGCCATGAGCAAGAACAGGGTTTGGGTCGAGGTCGTGCACCGCTGCGAGATGTGCGGGGACACGCATCGCGGGAGCACGGAGACGTTCATCTCGACGACGTCACCCGAGAGCGTCTCGAAGCTGACGCTCCTGCCGCGTGGCTGGGGCACGTTCGGTCGCTCGACAAGGGAGGGCAGCGACACGATGCAGCTGTGCCCTGAGTGCAACGAGGGCGTGCGGGCGGCGGTCGACTCCGCGCGCGAGGCCCGTGTGACAGCCAAGGCCGCTCAGCCGTGATGACCGACCCCATGACCACCAACGCGCGCGCGACCTCCGATGATTCTGCCGCGGTGTGGGTGAAGCTCGCCGACATCCGCCCTTGGGAGCAGAACCCGAAGAAGCACACCAAGCGCTCGATCCAGACCACGATCGACAGCCTGCGCCTGTGCGGTTGGGGTCGCCCTCTCGGCACGTGGCATGGGCGGCTGATCTGGGGCCACGGCACGCGCCTCGCCGCCCAGGCGCTGATCAACACGTGGAAGAAGATGGGCGCGGCCGAGCGCGAGCGCGTGCAGGCGGAAGACGCTCCGGAGAGCGAGCGCTGGCACCCCGAAGCCGTGCGCACCGCCACCACGGGCGAAGTGCCCGCGCGAGCGCGCGACGACCTCCCGGAGCGCCTGGCGACTCGCCTCGCCCTGGTGGACAACCGCGCGGCCGAGCACAGCGAGTACGACGTCGAGGCGCTGCTCGCACATCTGAACGACTTCGGGCTCGACGCCGTCGACTCGATGGGCTGGAACGCGGAGGAGCTCGACGCGCTCGCCAGCTCCATGATGGGCTCGGGCGGCGGCGATGACGAGCCGTTCGAGGACCCGCCGGAGGGCACGAAGACGCCGCAGATCGTGGTGACGCTGCCGACGCGCCACGCGCGCGACGAGGCGCTCCGTAAGCTCGAGGCCCTGGGCTACGTGTGCAAGGCCAAGAACTGAGGGCGCATGTCCGAGGAGCGCAAGGGCTACGAGATCACGAAGCGGGACACGAGCCCGAAGCTCACCGACGAGGTGATGCTCAAGATCGCCAAGTCGGTCGCCGCGGGGCTCTCGATCCCGGTCGCGTGCGAAGCCAACGGGCTCAGCTGGAACACGGTGAAGCGCTGGCTCGACCTGGGAAAGAAGGGGCGCAAGCCTTACCGCGAGTTCGTCGACGCCATGAACGAAGCGAAAGCGCGCTTCGAGCAGGGTGCTGTGGCCGCCATCGCGCTGCACGGGAAAAAGAAGGACTGGAAGGCCGCGGCGTGGCTGCTCGAGCGCCGCTACCCCGAGCGCTACTACAAGCCGGAGAAGCCGCCCGAGGCGCAGCAGCAGCGCCCCGACGTCGTGTTCTTCTACCCGGCCGTCGCGCCGCCCGGTGCGGAGGGCGCGAAGCCCACGCTGCCCCCGGGGCCCACGCTCGTCTTCCCGCCGCTCAAGGCGCCTGAGACTGTCGACGCAGAGGGCGAAGACATGTAGCGGGTGCACGGCAGCTCGCTGCGCCTGGCCGCTTGCAACCGCGTTGGCGCAGCGAGCCCCGTGCGTGGAAGGCTGTCGTAGCAGGCCTCGATACACGTGGCCTACGTGTATCGGCTACGCGCAAAAACGCCGGGTGGCCGAACCCGCGTCGCGCCCTCGAGAGATTCGTCCGCAGGCGGGCCCGCAGGAAACGTTCTGCGCGAGCCCCGCGGACATCGCCATCTACGGGGGCAGCGCGTTCGGCGGGAAAATGCTCCCGCTTTCGACGCCCATCCCCACGCCCACGGGCTGGACCACGATGGGCGAGCTGCGCGTCGGCGACATGGTGATCAGCGACGAGGGCGTGCCCACCATGGTCACGTGGCTCTCGGATGTGGATCCGCTGCCCGATGCGTACGAGCTCACCTTCGACGACGGCGCCAAGATCCGCGCCTGCGGCGACCACCAGTGGGTGACGCTGACGTACGACGAGCGCCTGCGGCTGCTCAGGACGTCGGAGGAGTGGCGCGAGGGCCGGAGGGCGAAGCGAGCGTCGCGCGGCACCGGCAAGCGCCCCGACCTTGCCGAGCGCAACGCTGCCCGCGCCGTGCTCAAGCAGCCGCCGCCCAACCCGCGCGGATCGGTGCGCACGACGCGCGAGATCGCCGACACGCTTTACACGGGCCGGCGCGCGAATCACGCCATCGTGAACCCCGCGCCGCTCGCGCTGCCTCATGCCGACCTCCCGATCCCGCCGTACGTGCTCGGGGCCTGGCTTGGCGACGGCACATCAGTGAGCGGAGGGCTCACCAGCGCCGACCCCGAGCTCGTGGAGAGCGTGCGCGCCCGCGGGTACGAGGTGCGCCGCGTTCCGAGCTCGACTTACGGCTACACCGTCGTCGGCCTGTCCACGCAGCTTCGCGCGCTGGGCCTGCGCAGCAACAAGCACATCCCGGCCGCCTACCTGCGTGCCTCAATGGCCCAGCGCCTCGAACTGCTACAGGGCCTGTGCGACACCGACGGCTTCGCCTGCAAGCTGAAGGGCTCCGTCGAGTTCACCACCACGCTGCCCGCGCTACGCGACGGTGTGCTGGAGCTGCTCGCCACCCTCGGCATCAAGCCGAGCTGCCGCGAGGGCGTCGCCAAGCTCAACGGCCGAACGATCGGACCGAAGTGGCGGATCCAGTTCTGGACGTCACTCCCTGCGTTCGAGCTCCAGCGCAAGCTCGCGCGCCAGCGTCGCGACAACGCGGACGGGCGGCGGTCGAAGCGGTTTATCGTGGACGCACGCGCGTGCGCCAGCGAGCCCATGCGCTGCATCGGCGTGGACGCTCCGTCGCACTGTTACCTCGCGGGCCGCGAGATGATCGTGACCCACAACAGTTGGGCCCTCGTGTTCGAGGCCGCGCGCTACACGCAGGTACAAGGCTACTCGGCGGTCATCTTCCGGCGCACGAGCCCGCAGCTCACCGGCGGTGGCTCGATCTGGGAAGAGACCAAGAAGCTCTACCCGCTGCTCGGTGGCGTGCCGAAGGCCTCGCCCAATCTGCAGTGGAACTTTGCCGCGGGCGCGCTCGTGCAGTTCATGCACATGCAGCACGAAGACGACGCGAACGAGCACCAGGGCAAGCAGTACGACTTCATCGGCTTCGACGAGGTCACGCACTTCACCGCCTACCAGTTCTGGTACCTGCTCAGCCGTCTTCGCTCCGGCAACGCGTCGATCCCGCGCCGCATGCGCGGCACGTGCAACCCCGACCCCGACAGCTTCGTGCGCGAGCTTCTCGACTGGTGGATCGACGAGAAGACTGGCCTCGCCATCCCCGAGCGATCGGGCGTGCTGCGTTGGTTCGTGCGCATCGACAACGTGCTCTATTGGGGCGCCTCGCCCGAGGAGCTCTACGCGCAGTTTGGTGATCGCGTGCGCCGTCGCGGCGAAGACCCGACGGGCGACGACGACCAGCGCCCCTCGCCGATGAGCCTCACGTTCACGCGCGCGGCCGCGCGCGACAACAAGATCGGGCTCGCAGCAGACCCCGAATACCTGTCGCGCCTCGCGGCCATCCCGGGAGCGGCGTCGAAGCGACTCCTGCAAGGCAACTGGAACGCGCGCGACACCGCGGGCGCGTTCTTCAACCGCAGCACGTTTCCCGTCGACACACAGCTGCCTGCGCCCGAGCGCGTGCGGCGCCGCGTGCGCTTCTGGGACAAGGCCGCGACGCCCGTATCCGAGACGAACAAGGATCCCGACTGGACCGCCGGCCCGTGCATTTGGGAGCTCGACGCCCCGCATCTGCCTGCGCTCCCGGGCGTGCCGGGCGGAGTCGAGTGGCTGGTCGCGGACCTCATCGCGCTGCGCGAAGGCCCCGCGATCGTGGAGGCCACGATGCTCGCCGCAGCGGAAGCCGACGGCACGGACACCATGGTCGGATGCTGGCAGGACCCCGGACAAGCGGGCGTGGTCGACGTCGCGCACATGCAGACGCTGTTCGCCGACTACAGCACGCAGTTCGTGCGCAGCTCGCGCGATAAGGCGGTCTATGCCGGCGTCTGGGCGAAGCGAGCTCAGGCGGGCCGCGTGCGCGTCATGCAGCACGTCGCGCGCCACCCGCTGTTCTTCCAGCAGCTCGAGGCCTTCCCCGACGGGCGCACGCACGACGACGTGGTCGACGGGTGCTCGGGGTGCTTCCAGGTCTTCACCGGCGGCATCACCTCGTTCGAGCACCAGAGCGTGCCCGACACGCGTCACGCAGCGCCGAAGGACACGAGCCGCGCGGCCGCGCTCGGCATGTACGCGCCGGCAGACGACGACGAACCCTCTGCGGGCCGCTCCGGCGGCCACAGGTACTTCTGATGGCCAAGCGGCGAAAACGCGGCCGCGCTGTCCAGCAAGCGAGCGCGCCGCAGCTCCCTTCTGCGCAGGAGCTCTCCGTCGCGATCGGGTCTGTGCTCGGCGCAGAGCGTAAGGGCCAGGCAGACGGGCTCACGCCCGAGAGCTTGGCATCGCTGCTCAAGGCTGCAGACGGTGGCGACGCCGAAGCGTACCTGACGCTGTGCGAGGAGATGGAGGAGCGCGACCCGCACTACGCGAGCGTGCTCGGCACTCGCAAGATGGGCGTGGCCGGCGCCCCGATGAGCATCGAGACCGGCGAGGACGGCGGCCTCAACTCGAAGATCACCGACGCGGTCGAGGCGCTCGTCGAGGGCGACCAGTTCAACAGCCTCGTGCTCGACATGATGGACGGCATCGCCAAAGGCTTCTCGCTGGTCGAGGTGCTGTGGAACACCACGGGCCCGCAGTGGACGCCGTCGAGCTACACGTGGACCGCGCCGCGTCACGTGCGCTTCGACAAGGAGACGCTGCGCGTGCCCCGGCTGATCACGCCGGAGGCGCTCGACGGCATCCCGCTCGCTCCATACAAGTGGATCTACTTCACGCCGCGCATCCGCTCCGGCGTGCCGCTTCGCTCCGGCCTCGCGCGCACGGTGGCGGTCTGTTACGCGGCCAAGCGCTTCACGGTGAGCGACTGGCTCGCGTTCCTCGACGTGTACGGGATGCCGCATCGCGTGGGCACTTACCCAGCGCACATGAAGGCGCAGCGAAACGAGTTACTGCGCGCGGTGCAGGCGCTCGGCGTGGATGCGGCGGCGGTCATCCCCGAGGGGATGAAGATCGAGATGGTCGAGGGGAAGAGCGCGGCCAGCAACGGCACGCTGTTCCACCAGAGCGCCACCTACTGGGACGCGCAGACGTCGAAGCTCGTGCTCGGGCAGACGATGACGTCCGACGACGGCTCGTCGCTCGCTCAGGCGAAGACGCACGACAAGGTGCGCTCCGACATCAAGAAGAGCGACGCGCGCCAAGTCGCGTGGGCGATCAACAAGCAGCTGATTGAGCCGTTCGTGCTCTTCAACTTCGGGCCGCAAGAGCGCTACCCGACGCTGCAGATCGACGTCTCCGACCCGGAAGACCGCACGGCGCTGATCGGCGCGGTGAAGACGTTCGTGGACCTCGGCGGCGAGGTGGAGATGGGCGAGATCCGCGACCGCCTCGGCTTCGCGGAGCCCGCGCCCGGTGCGACGCTGCTCAAGCCGACCAGCGCGGGCACGCAGCAGCCGACCCGGGACACCGCCAACGGCCAGGATCCGTCCGGCAACACGCCACCCGCGAAGGATGCCGCCAAAGGCACGGACAAGGGCGCTGCGAAGGGCAAGACCGGGAAGGACGCGAAAGCGGGGGTGGACAAGAGCCTCAACAGCTCCTCCACGTTTGCCAAGAAGCGCCCCGCCACAGCCGACGTGGTCGACCGCTTCCGCGACGCCGAGCTCGAGCACTGGAGCGAGATCGCCGATCCCGTGGTGGGCGAGTCGATTCGCCGCGTGCTGACTGCGGAGTCGTTCGAGGAGGCTGGCGCCATCCTCGACGAGCTCCAGAAAGACAAGGGCGTCGAGCTCGACCTCGCGAGCGTGGTCAGCGCGCTCTCGCGATCGACGTTCGCCATGCGCGGCGTGGGCGATGCCACCGACGACGTGGAGGCGGGCTCATGAGCGACGCGCCGACCATCGCGCGCAAGCTGCACCGCGGATGGAGCTGGACGCTGCCCGTCACTGTGGAGCGCGAGGACTCCACTACGAAGGCGATCACGCCGGTGGACATCACCGGCTACACGGGCCGGCTGGTGGTGCGCAAGACGCGCCTGTCTGCGTCCGCACCTGTGGTGGACGTGCCATTCGTAATCACGTCGGCGGTCGCCGGTGAGGGCGCGTTCGACATCCCCGTCGCGACGTCCGCGCTGATTCTGTGCGGCGAGACCGTCGCACACCCGGCCTCGCAGTACTGGCACGAGGCCGAGCTTTACGCGCCGGACGGTCAGGTCTTGGGCGTGAGCCAAGGGCCGTTCGCTGTCGAAGCAGACGCAACCCGTTAGGAGGGCTACAGGCATGGGACTTTCTATCAGCAAAGAACTACTGGCGGGCGAGCGCGTGCACGAGGTGTTCGAGCGCCTCGACGCGCCGAGCCCCGAGGCGAAGGCGCGCGCGCGTGAGCTCGCGCGCTTCATCCTCGACTTCGTGGTCGGCGCGCCTGAGGTGGTGAAGCACGCGTACCTCCAGGAGGAGCGGCACCTCGGCTGCTACGTGCGCGGCAAGAGCCGCGACGTGATGGTCGCCATTTACCAGGAGATCGCGGCGCGCCTCGAGCGCGGCGAGATCGACGGCGCGCGCGCGCAGTACGTCGACACGCATGGCGCGGGTCTCTACAGTCGCGCGGGCGACGGCGCGATCGTGTCGGCCCTCGAGTACACCGTGCGCGAGGCGGGCCGCGTCCGCTACGTGACCTGCGAGATCATCGAGGAGGACCACAACCCGCCCGAGCTCGTCGGCATCACGCCCAAGCACCTCTTGCCGAAGGCGGCTCCGCGCCTTTCGCTGGTGGAGGGCTGATCCATGGCGCTCAACCCCAAGACCAGCTCCCCCGGTCGCGACCGCGCGCTGAACGCGGTCTTCGACTTCCTCAACAGCGGCAACATGCGCGTGTGCGACAGCACGCAGCCGACCGACTGCGAGACCGCTGTCGTGGCGCAGGTGGACCTGGCCGATCTCGGCTTCGGATCCACCGCGTTCAATGCGGCGAGCGGTGGATCGAAGGCCGCCACCGCCATCACCCAGGACTCGAGCGCCAACGCGAACGGCACGGCCACGTGGGCCACGTGCCAGGCGACCGGCGTCTCGTACGGCGGCTCGAACTTGCGCGTGTTCGACATGTCCGCGGGCGTGTCGGGCTCCACTCCGAACCTCGTGCTCAACAGCGCGGGCATCTCGGCATTCGCCGCGGTGTCGTGCTCGGGCCTCACCTTCACCCAGGCGGCGTGATCATGACCACCAAGATCTACTTCGTGCGCCACCAGGCGGCTGGCGTCGTCAGCAAGTACCCGTTCGCCGAGCCTCCGACCGAGGAGCAGATCGCGGCCGTCTGCCGCGAGTGCGAGCCGCACTGGGGCGCCGAGCATCCGAAGACCGGCGAGGCCTACTGGGCGATCCCGGTCGAGGCGGAGCTGCTCGGGCCGACCGACATCCCCAAGCCGCCCGAGCCCGAGCAGCCGAGCGCGGAGTCGGCGGCGGCCATGCCGCAGTTCGTCGCGAGCGGTACCGGCACCGTCACCCCGCAGACCATCTCGGCAGACGAGGCCGGCGTCCTCGAGACGGTGCTGGGCCAAGTCCGATGATCCTCGACCCCGACTACGAGCGCCGCGTGGTGGATGAGGCGCGCGCCTGCACGCACGACATCGAGGAGTGCGCGCGGGCGGACGTGTCGGTCTTCTGGAAGGCCGGCATTCCGTTCCTGCGCTTCGTCTTCGCGAGCACGCGCATCCCCATCGCCAGCCCCGCTCTGGCGGTGCAGCTCAAGAGCGAATCGCGCAGCGCGCCGCTCACGGGCGGCTCGTTGGTCGAAGGCGAGCGCTTCAAGCGCCACGTGCGCGCCAGCGTCGAGAACTACTTCAAGGCCTACGGCCTGGAGATCACGCGAAAGGGCATCGTCGATGACGGTCTATCGCTCATGCTTTGACGGTGTCGCGGCTGCAAATGGCGCGGCATACGCCACCTTCAACAGCCCCACGCGGCTGTCGCTGGTGCACGAGATGCAGGCGTTCAACCTGTCGTCGACGACGACGGCGAAGATCGTGCTTGGAAAGCCAGCCAACACGCCTGTAGCAACGACGACGATCACCCCGCTAGGGCCGACAGCACAGGCGGCCGCGACCGCACGTATGGGCACGGCATGGTCGACGGCACCCACCGCGCCCACGTCGTTCATGCATGGCGTGCCGCTCGCCGGCGTGTTCGGCGCTGGCGTCGTGTGGAAGTGGGCGCCCGACGAATATCTGCAGGTCGCCATCAACGAGTGGCTCGTCTGGTGGAACAACGGCGGCGCCACCGCGGGCCAGCCGATGCTCTCCGTCCTCTACGAGGAGTGATCCATGCCGCCAGCGGGATTCCCTGGAATGGGCGGACGCGGCACGATCCGGGTCACGCCGCCCGCACAGCGATTCCCGCTATCGCTGTCGGGCAACGGCCGCTACCTCGTAGACGCGACGGGCGCTCCGTTTCTGATCAACCAGGCTTCGAGCTGGGGTCTGATCCAGTGCCTGTCGGAGAACGACGCGCGCGACTACCTCGATGCGTTGCAGGCGCGCGCATTCAACACGGTGATGGTCTCCATCATCTCGAACGACGTGCGCTTCGCTGGCGGTCCGCCCAACTGGACGAGCCCAACGGGCGCCCTCTCGCCATTCACCACGCAGTGGGATTTCAGCACCTATAACATCCCGTATTTTGCGCACGCAGATGTCGTGATCGACATGGCCGCGGCGCGCGGGATGATGGTAGGCCTGGTGCCCTGCTACCTCGGCTACTCCGGCGACGTTACGCAGGGCTGGTCCGACGAGATGGCGTCGGCGAACAACAGCGTGGCGAAATGCTCGGCCTACGGGAACTTCCTCGGCGCGCGCTACGCCTCGCGCAAGAACGTCTTTTGGATCGCTGGCGGCGACAACTCTCCGGCGTCTGGGAGCGCGCTTGAAAACATGCTGCTCGCTGTTGTCGACGGCATTCGCGCGCAGGCGCCGAGCCAGCTGTGGGCTGGCCACTGGGACGCGGTGGGCACTGGCGGTTCCATCTACTCCAAAGACAACACTACCTTCGCGTCGCGGATGACGATCAACGGCCACTACGCGTTCAACTACGATCCTGTCTACCAAAAGAACCTGGCCGCGTACTCCTCGTTTCCAAGCACTCCCATGTACAACATGGACGAGGCGTACGAGACCGAGCCAGGCGGAACTGCAGACAACATTCGCAGAAAAGCCTATCAGGGCATGCTCTGCGGAAACATGGGCTCGTCGTTCAACGCGGGGCCGAACTGGTATCTGTTCGCCAACTGGCGCGCCAACATGGACACCCAGGGGACGACGGAGACCCGGTATTGGTACCGGATGTTTGCGTCTCGCCCCTGGCAAGATCTCGTGCCGGACACGGGAAGTCTAACGGTCACAGCCGGTCGCGGATCGCTTGGCACCAACAACTACGTGTGTGCAGCGCGCACGCCTTCGGGCAGCTGCGTGATCGCATACCTGGTCGACACGGCCAACACGATCACCGTGGACATGTCGCGAGTGTCCGGCTCGAGCGCAAAGTGCTGGTGGTACGACTCGACCACGGGCGTGGGCACGCTGATCGGCACGTACGCGACGAGCGGCTCGCGCTCCTTCACCGCGCCGAACACGAACGGAAATCTGCTCGTGATCGACGACGCGTCCCTCAATCTTTCTGCGCCGGGGAGCTGACGGCATGGCGCTCGCTCACTCCAGTCTCGCCCTCAACGCCTCGACCGTCGCCCTGACGGTCACGGGCGGATCTGACAGCGCCCTGGCGCTCATGGTGCTGTGGTACTCGACCGCCACCGTCACGAGCGTCACCGACAGCGCGGGCAACACGTGGGTGGCCGTGTCGGCGCAGCAGACGTTCACGGGTGACAGCAGCTACAACGCGCGGATGTACAAGTGCGAGCGCCCGGCGGCGACGGGCGGCAGCGTCACGATCACCGTCGCATGGAGCGCCACGCCCACTGACCGTCTGCTGATCGCAGGCGAGTGGACCGGGCGCGCGACGACGGGCACGATCCTCACCGCCGCCACTCCGGCCATCACCACGGCCTCCCCGTACACGTCGGGCTCGGTCACGGCTGCTGCGGGCGACGACGTCGCGTGCTTCGTCGCGACGTACACCACGATCACGGCTACCGAGGTGCTCACGTGGGCGAGCCCGCTCAATGCGGCCCCGGGCATGGTCCAGCAGGCAGCGAACGCAGCTACGCTGACCGGTGCGCTTGCAGCGCACGACGCACAGAGCGCGGGGGCCGTCGCTGGCTCGGTGACGTCGTCGGGCGGCGTGGGCGCGACCGGCGCGATCCTGTGGATGATCTCGCTCGCGGCGCCGGGCGGCGGTGGTGGTGGCGGAGGCGGCGTGTCTCCGCCCACCGTTGCGGGCCAGCTTCAGGCGCAGGCCACTGCGGTTCGCGCCGCGACTTATCGCCGCGTCCCGTACTACACGGGCTCGCAGATCATTCCCGGGTTCGTCGCGTCCAGCGTCGACGACAGCACCGGTAGCGCTGCGCTCGCGTCGATCGGGGCCTCGGGCACGTGCACGGTGACCTTCAGCGCCACGGCCGCGGCTGCGCTCGCAAGCATGGCCGCTTCTTCGGCCGTGAGCGAAACGTTCAGCTCGAGCGCGGCTGCTGCGCTGGCAAGCATCGCTGTGAGCGCCTCGGGCGCTGAGACGTTCCCCTGCTCCGGCGGCGGCGCGCTCCGCAGCATCGCCGGCAGCGCGACGGCGGCGGAAACCTTCACGGCCTCGGCGACTGCCGCGGCGAGCTCGTTCGCGGCGACATCGACGGGCACCGAGACCTTCTCCTCCTCCGGCTCGGCCGCCATGCAGTCGATCGGGGCGTCCGGCTCGGCTGCGCAGGGCGTGGTGTTCACGTGCTCGGGCGGCGCGGCGCTCCAGTCGTTCGCAGCGGCCGGCCCGGGACTCGAGACGTTCGCGGGTAGCGGCGGTGGCGCGCTCGCCTCCTGCGCGGCGTCTGGCGCGGCGGCCGAGGTCTTCACGAGCACCGGTGCGGCCTCGCTGCAGTCGGTAGGCGCAGCTGGCAACGCGGCACAGGGCACCGTCTTCACCTCCACTGGCTCGGCTGCGCTCTCCCCGATTGGGGCCACGAGCTCGGCCACCGAGACCTTCACGTGCAGCGGCTCGGCAGCGCTCGCTTCGCTCGCGGCCACCGCGAGCTGCGTAGAGGCGTTCACCGGTGCTGCTGGCGCGGCACTGGCGAGCATCGCCGCCGCGGGCACTGGTGCGCCGGGCAATGCCGTGACGTCGTCGGGTGGAGCTGCCCTCGCCTCGATGGGCGCGAGCGGCGCGGCCGCGGCGCAGGCGTCGTTCAGCGCGGCCGGCGGCGCCGCCCTGTCGAGCATCGGAGCCACGGGCAGCGGTGCGGAGACCTTCACGCTGACCGTGACGGGAGCGCTCAGTCGCTTCGGCGCGAGCGGCGCTGCTCAGCTCGCCGTCGACGTGGTGGCCAACGGCGGTGCTGCACTCGCGCCGTTCGGTGCGCTCGGCGTCGCCTCCGCGCTGCTCGCGATCACCTCGGCGGGCTCAGCCGCCCTGCGATCGCTCGCGGCGCTCGGCGTGGCGGGGCTCTTCCTGGCGCCGCCGCACACCGTGCAGCGCCAGGTGCGCGTGGTCCTGCGCGAGCCGCGCCGCGTGCGCGTCGTGATTCGAGATACGTGAGGGGGACCTCGTGGCCGACAAGCAGGTGCGCAAAGCGGGCCCGGTGCCCACCGAGGTGCTGGACTACTGGGACGGCAAGGGCCTGCGCCCGGCATTCAGCTACCTCGACGTCTGGAACGAGGAGCACGACTGGGGGTTCACGGCCGCGAAGGTGATGCGCACCGACGTCCTGGGCGAGTTGCAGCGGCAACTTCGCGACGCGATCGCACTGGGCAAAGACTTCGGGCAGTTCAAGACCGAGCTCGAGCCCGCAATGCGCGCGCTCGGCTGGTGGGACAAGCACGTCGTCAAAGATCCGATCACCGGCGAGCTCGCCGACGTCGACCCGCCGCACCGCCTGCGCACGATCTTCGACACCAACATGCGCACCGCGCGCGCCGTCGGGCAGCTCGAGCGCGCGGTCCGCAACAAAGACACGCGCCCTTACCTTCTGTACACCGTCGGCCCGAGCCATCGCCATCGCGAGCAGCACCTCGCGTGGCACGGCACGATGCTGCCGATCGATGACCCGTTCTGGAACTACGCCTACCCGCCGAACGGCTGGGGATGCAAGTGCTGTGTGCAGACCGTCAGCGAGAGCATGGCCAAGCGGCTCGACGGCGACGGCATCCTCGCGCCCGAACCGGAGCCCGTGCTCGACGACGAAGGCAATCCCACGGGGCACGTGATGGATCGGCGCGTGCCCATCTCGCGCGTGTCGCCCACGCTCAACTTCAAGCCGTTCGAGAATCCGCGCACGGGCAAGGTCGAGCTCGTGCCGGAGGGCATCGATCCGGGCTTCCACCACAGGCCCGGCGAGGGCCGCGCGCTCGCGCTCAAGCGCTGAGAACGCGATACACGTGGCCTACGTGTATCGCGCGCCAGCACTGTTGCGCCGATGGTCGATCACGTCGAGCACGTGGGCACGCTCCGAGATGGACGCAATGTTGTCCGCGCTGTCTTCGCTGTCGAGCCGTTCGCGGTCAAGTCGGGCGAGGGCGACGCCGCCACGAGCGCCGACTGGATCCAGATCATGCCGTTCGGACCGCTCGTCGCGGCGCGCGATGGCCGCAGCTTCATCGTGTCGAGCCTCGCCAGCGTAGTGCAGCAGACCGAGCTTCCGCTGCTCGTAGACTGGGAGCACCGCAGCGAGTGGGGCGACACCGAGGCCGCGGGCTGGGTCGAAGAGCTCGCGATCGAGACCGCGCAGGACGGGAGCGGCAAGTTCCCGCGGCCGGGCCTGTGGGGCCGCGTGTCGTGGACCGACAAGGGCAAGGTCGACGTCGCGTCGAAGGCCTACCGCTTCCTTTCGCCTTCCCTTCTGCTTTCGCACGACACGCAGGATGCACAGCAAGTGCTCGCGGTCGCGCTCACGAACCGCCCCGCCCTGAACATGGAGGGGATTGGAAAGTACCGGATGGCCCTGTCGGCTCGCGTAGGGCCGTGGGCCTCCTCGGAGGAGACCAACAGTATGACGCCAGAACAGCGCAAGGCGCTGTGCGCGAAGCTCGGGCTCCCCGAGACCGCCACGGACGCGCAGATCCTCGAGCAGACCGACGCCTTCGCGGCGCGCGGCACGCAGTCGGCCACCGAGCTCGCAGCCGTCAAGGCCGAGAACGAGCGCCTCAAGCAGGCCGAGCAGGCCGCGACCACGGCGCGCTTCCACGCCGACGTCGACGCGCTGATCGAGCGCGCCGTCACCGTCGACAAGAAGCTCACGCCCGCCCAGCGCGACGCCTGGGCGACGTTCTGCAAGGCATCGAAGGACAACTTCGAGAGCTTCCGCGACAAGCTCCTGCCCGGCATGGTGCCGCTCGTCTCGAGCACGCCCAGCGCTCCCGGCGCCGGCACGCCCCCGAGCACGTCGACGTACGGCGCGACGGGCGAGCAGATCCCCGCGGGCATGGACCCGCAGGCATACGCCGACTGCCGCGAGCGCGGCATGTCGCACAAGTCGATCGTCGACACCTTCGCCTACACGCAGAAGCAGGCGGCGAAGTTCGGCACCCAACCCCTCAGCGCGGAGTGATCGCCCATGGCCGCCCTTACCGCAGACCGCGCCACCAAGACCTCTGAGCAGCCGCTCCTCCGCGACCTTCCCGTCGCAGCCGGCGTCACCATCTACAACGGCGCGATGGTCGCCGTGGACTCCTCCGGCTACGCGCGCCCCGCGCGCACGTCGACCACCGACACCGTGATCGGCGTGAACGTGAACGGCACCGTCGACAACTCGGCGGGCGCCAACGGCGCAGTGAACGTGCGCGTGCTCTGCGCAGGCCACGTCGCGTACTTCGTGAACAACGCCGGCTCGATCACGGGCAACCAGATCGGCAAGGACGTCTTTGCCGTCGACGATCAAACCGTCGACGCCACGAACGGCACCAACACCCGCGTTCGTGCGGGCAAGTGCTTCTCGGTCGACGCTACGAACGGCGTCGGCGTCCTCTTCGACCAGTAAGGAGCCGCCGTGCCCGTCAATCGTCGCACTCTGCAGACCGCGCAGACCACTCTCACCGAGGCGTTCCTCAAGGGCCTCCTCGGCACCTCTGCTCCCGCCATGGAGCAGATCGCCATGACCATCGACATGCAGACGAAGACCGTCGAGGCGCCCATCGCTTCCATGGTCGGCCCTCTGCGTGAGTGGATCGGTCCCCGCATGATCCAGGAGCTGGAGCGCAACGCGTACTCCATCACCGCCAAGGACTTCGAGGACACCGTCGGCGTGCCGCGCACGGCCATCGACGACGACATGTCCGGCAGCTACCGCGCGGCCTTCGAGACGCTCGGCCAGCAGGTCTCTGCGTGGCCCGATCAGCAGCTCGCGGCCAAGCTGGAGAGCGGCGAGACCGACCTCTGCCTCGACGGCACGGCGTTCTTCAATGCCACGCACCCGGTCGAGCGCGGCGCGTCCACCACGTACTCGAACCTCACCGGCTCGGGCCAGGTCGCCTGGTACCTGTTCGACGCGTCGCGGCCGATCAAGCCGCTCGTGTGGGGCGACCGCATGAAGCCCGAGAAGGTCGACCTGTGGAGCCCGGACGACCCCAACGTCTTCAAGCTCAACAAGTACATCTCCGGCGTGTACGCGCGCGGCGTGGCCGACTACGGCCTCCCGCAGCTCGCGCACAAGTGCAAGAACACGCTCGACCAGACGAACTTCGAGACGTGCCTCACGAGCATGACCACGCGAGTGAACGCCCGTAACGATAACCTGATGGTGCGCCCCACGCACATCTTCATCCCCGCAATCCTCGAGCCCAAGGCGAAGGCCCTGTTCGGCGTCGAGACCCTCGCGAACGGCGCGAAGAACCCCTGGTTCCAGGCCGTCAAGGTCGTGGTCGGCCAGCGTCTCAGCAACGTCTGACCTGAGCGCTCCGCGTGAGCGCTGACCTATCGCGGCGTCCTTCGGGGCGCCGCAGTTCCAACGAGGACAAGATGGCCAAGAAGGAAGCGCAGAAGACCGCGATCACGGACACGGACGAAGCAATCCCCCTCGCTTCGTCCGATGCCGAGCAAGGCGCGGAGCAATCCCCCCCGGCTCCGGACGCTTCTGCTTCTGAGCTTCCTTCTGGCGATCTGACTCCGCCCAGCGAGGCGGAGCTTGAGGCTGAGCGCGCCGCGGCTGAGGCGGCGCTGGCGGCCGAAGCTGCGCGCATCGCTGCCGAGGCCGACGCTGCGAAGGCCGCTTCCGAAGAAGCTGCGAAGGCTGCTGCCGAAGCAGCTGCGCTCGCCGCGGCCGCATCGGAAGAGCCGCGTGCCCGGCCCACGTTCGACGAGCTGCGCGCGGCGTACGCCGAGAACCCCGATCTCGTGCTCGAAGCACGGCTGCTCCACAGCGGGCCCGAGCTTCGCGCTGGCATCGTCGTGACCAACACGCGCTGGTCGCGCTTCACGCTGCGCAGCGTGTTCGAGCTCTCCATGTCCCACGTGCAGGCGCTCGCCCACGACCCCGACATCGAAGTCCGCGCAGCCGCGCCGGAGGCCTAACCCGTGGCCTACGCGGACCGCGCATACCTCGAGATCTACGCGAGCACCGACGCGCTCGTGGAGGTCACGAGCACGTCCGACAACCCCGGCCAGATCAACTGGGCGGCGTGCGACGCTGCGCTGTCCGCGGGCTCGGCGACGGTCGACAGCTACTACGCGCGGATCGGCGTCGCGGTGCCGCTCACCTCGCCGGGCGACGACGTGAAGGTCGCGACCTGCGCCATCGCGATGCACGCGCTGCGCGCTCCGCGCGACAAGACGACGCTCGACTCGCGCACGGCGTACGAAGCCGCGATCAAGTGGCTCCAGGGCCTCGTCGACACGTACCTCGCGAAGCTCAAGATCGACGCCAGCGTCGCCGACTCCGGCACCGTGGTCGACCCCGACACGTACGAGCCGGTCTTTGTGCCCGCGACGCGTGTGTGGACCCGCAAAAACGCGGGCGGTGTGATGTGAGCGCGTCGATCGTCATCGGCTCGCGCGAGCTCGAGCGCCTGATGAAGTCGCTCGAGCAGCCGAGCGCGCGCCTGGAGCAGCTGCTCGACGCCATCGGCCAGCAGCAAGAGGACTCCGCGCGCTACCGCATCTCGCAGACCAAGCGCGGGCCCGATGGCGCGCGCTGGGCGCCATGGAGCAAGCGGTACGCGAAGACGCGCGGCGCGGGGCACTCGCTGCTCCGCGATCAGGGCCATCTCATGGACTCGCTCACGCACAACGTGCTGGGCACCCACGCGGTCGAGATCGGCTCGAACATGCACTACGCGGGATACCTGCAGGAGGGCACCGAAGACATGCCCGCCCGACCGTTCCTCAACGTCGACGGCATCGAGGATCCCACCGACCGGCAGGAGATCCGCGAGATCGTGCGCGCCTGGTTCAACGACTCGGTGAGCGCATGACCACGCCGAGCGACTTCCTCCGCGCCATCCGCGATCAGCTGCGCGTCGACCTTCCCGGGCTCAAGCAGCTGGAGATCGTCGATCGCAGCTGGGGCGAGAAGGACAAAGACCACCAGGCCGTGAAGACGCCCGCCGTGCTCCTTACCTGCCTGCGCATTCGGCCCGACGAGGAGACGCATCAGGGCGACTTCGACCGGGCCACGCTGGTGGCGATCTGCATCGCCCAGCGCGCGGACAACCAGGCCGACGGCGAGCGCACCAAGGCGCTCACCGCGATGGACCTTGCGAGCTCTGTCTCCGTGAGGGTGCGCGAGCAGCGCTGGAACGGGCTCGGCGTCTCTCGCCCCGAGAACATCGTGATCGACCCGATCAGGGCGAGCGAGCTCGCCGACAAGGGCTACGCCGCGTGGTCGTGCTCGTGGACGCAGGTCTTCGACCCGCACATCGAGTTCGATGCGAGCCTGTACGGCCCGCTCAAGGCCGTGAACAACACCTTCGAGATGGGCGGCCCGGACACGCCCGATCAGCACGCCACCTACACCGCATCGGGGGCCCAGTGACCGAACAGCAGATGAAGCGCGTGCGCGTCAAAGATGGTCGACGCGTGCCCAATCCCGACACTGGCCTGAGCGACATCACGAGCGACCCCGAAGGCGAGCTCGTGCGCGCGTCGCGCTTCGTCGACCGGCGCATCGCCGATGGCGATCTCGAGGAGGTCACGCTCGTGGAGGTCGAGCTCCTCGTCGGCGATGAACCGGCGGCCGCACCTGCGGAGCCCGCGGCCACCACGGATGAAGCGGCGCCGAGCGCGCCGGAAGGGAACGGCTGACCATGGCGGTCAACTTCAAGCAAGCGACGTTGCTGCGCACGCCCACTGGGCAGGTCGAGCGCGACGGCTCGCAGGCGCTCGGTGTGCAGGCGGCCGATCCGCACCGCGTGCTCTTCATCGGGCTGCGCCGCAGCACCGGCACGGTGCTCCAAGGCGTGATCACGCGCATCCTGGGCGAGCGCGACGGCGACGTGTACTTCGCGCCCGACTCGCAGCTCGCCGAGGCGCTTTACGCCTTCAAGAAGCTGAACAAGACGGCGGAGTGCTACGCGCTGGCGCTCGACGAGAACGCGGCCGGCACGGCCGGCACGGGCACCTTCCCCTTCGTGGGCACCGCCACCGAGGACAAGACCGTTCAGCTGCGCGTCGGCTCGCGCCGCGTGTACTTCAAGGTGCTCAGCGGCGACAGCGCGAGCTCGATCGCTACCAAGTGCGCGGCCGCTTTCGCGCTGCTCGATCGCTTCATGTGGACCGGCGCGGCCGCCACGGGCACCGTCACGCTCACCTGCAGGCACAAGGGGCTGCTCGCGAACGACGTCACCTTCGCCGCCGAGGTGCTCCCTGCGGGCGTCACCTGCGTGGCCACCTCGCCTACGAACGGCTCCACCAACCCGCTCATGTCCGCGGCGATCGCGGCGCTCGACGAGAAGCGCTACGACACCGTGGTCACGTTGCTGACCGACAGCACCAGCATGGCTGCGCTGGAGGCAGAGATGGCGCGGCGCGCTGGCCCGAGCATCAAAGAGCCCGGCCACGTGATCGCAGCGATGCCTGGCACGCTCGGCACGATGCTCGCTTTCAATCGCAACAGCGAGTACTCCACGATCATGGGCTCGGGCCTGAGCCCGACGGTGCCCTGGGTGTGGGCTGCGCAGGTCGCTGCGCGCGACGCGCTGACGTGCGACACGCAGCCGAACCGGCCGCGAAAGGGCCTTTCGCTGCCCGACTGCGAGGCTCCGGCCACGGCCAACGTGCTCGACGCAGATGAGCGCGACAGCCTGCTCCGCGCGGGCGTGAGCACCTTCATCACCGACTACTCGGGTGCGTGCATGATCGACCGCCTGATCACCACCTACCAGAAGAACAGCTCGGGCGTGTCCGACGCGACCTACCTGGACATCGGCACCGTGCGCACCACGTGGCGGCTTTACGTCGATATCCTGCAGGCGGATTCGAAGTTCGACCAGCACCTCGTGATGAGCGACGACGACGTGCTCCCAGTGGGCATTCCGGTCGTGACTCCAAAGGTCATGGAGGGCGCGATCAAGCAATACGCGCGGAGCGCGCAGCAGCGCGGCCTCGTGAAGAACCTCAAGGCGTTCGAGGCCGCCCTGCACGCCGAGATCAACGCTCTCGACACCCAGACCATCGACGTGGAGCTGCCATTCGACCTCGTCCAGGGCCTCGTGGGACGCCGCTACAAGCTGGCCTTCAAGCTCAGCTGAACAGGAGCTAACGCATGTCGACTCAGCAGACCGGACGCGTCAGCGTGGACATGGATGGCGTCATCCTCAAGTCCAAGCCTGGCGCAAAGCTCACCATTGGCGGCGTGAAGCGCGAGCACTCCGTCGACGACCAGCTCAACGTGTACCACCAGGAATCGTACACGCCGGGCATGATCGAATGCACACTAGTGCACGTCGCGGACACCGACCTCGTCGCGATCCGCAACTTCAAAAACGGCACGGTTCGCTTCAAGTGCGACACCGGCAAAGTCTACGAATCGACCAACGCCGACTGCGCCGAGGTCGGCGACATGCAGAACGGCGAGTGCACCGTCAAGTTTGGCGGGGATTGGATCCGCTGATGCCGAAGCTCCTCGAGAACTCCGACGGCTCGGCCGTGGTCGTGCTCGACGACGAAGTGCGCTTCAAGGGCGACGAGATCGTGCGCGTCACGATTCCCGCACTCCGTGGGAAGCACATGCGGTTGATCACGTGGGACGCCGCGTCAGGCTCGGCCACGGGCGGACAGCTCGCCGAGTTCGCAGCCCAGGTGGTGACGCCCGCAGGCGTGTTCGACGAGCTCACGCCGCGCGATGCGCTGTACGTGACCCAGGCGGTGAACAACCTCCTGGGAAAAGCTCTCTTGCCAACTGGCGCGAGTGCCTCCTCCTCCTCGCCCGAGAAGGCTGCGGCTCCCTCGCCGAGCTGATGGACCTTCCCTTTGTGGAGGTCATCGCCTGGCTCGCGGCGCGTGAAAACCTGCTGAGGGAGAGCCGTGGCTGACCTTACCGCAACAGTCGTCCTCCAGCTGAAAGACGCGTTCTCATCGAACATGCGCGTGATCAACGCGCAGCTGAAGGACACGAAAAAGGGGCTCGACAGCGTCAAGAAGGGCTTCGACCTCGCGGCGAGCACGCGCCAATCGGCGCAGGGCGCTGGCGAGTTCGGCCAGGTCGTGCTCGGCGCGCTGAAGCCCGCTGCGAACGAGATCCTCGCGTTCGACAAGGCCATGAGCGGCGTGGCCGCCATGACCAACGAAGTGGCGACGCCCGCGTTTCGCCTTATGCGCGAGCAGGCGGTGCAGCTCGGTGCGGCGACGCAGTACTCCGGCACGCAGGTCGCCGAAGCGATGCAGATGTTCGGCCAGCAGGGCCTGACCGCGCAGAAGATCATGCAGGCCACGCCGAAAGCGCTCGCGCTGGCCTCGGCGGGCATGCTGGAGATCGCCGAGGCCGCCGATATCGCGGGCGTGGCCATGGCCGGCATGCGCATTCCCGCTGACCAGCTCGGGCACGTCGTCGACGCGCTCGCTTACACCGCGAACGCCGCCAACACGGACGTGCGCGGCATCGGCGAGGCCTTCAAGTACGTGGCGCCTATCGCGGCCGACGCGAAGACGTCGCTCGACCTCACGGTCGCGATGATCGGCAAGTTGAGCGACGCGGGCATCAAGGGGAGCAGCGCGGGCACGGGCCTGCGCATGGTCTTCCAGCGGCTCGAGTCTCCCGGGCGCGCGGCTATCAAGAGCATGCAGAGGTACGGCCTGCAGCTCGGCGAGATCAAGAAGATCCAGGAGAACGTCGCGAGCGGCCGCATCGACCTCGCGATCCAGAAGTTCGCTGAGGTGGGCAAGAAGCTCCCCGACGCGAAGCGGCTCGAGCTCCTGAGCGACATCTTCGCCGCAGAGGGCGGCGCGAGCATGTCGGTGCTGATCAACGCGTCGCTCGACAGGAG